ATTTTTGACCAAATACTAGTAGTACTGTTAGGAGTCACAGGATTTCCTTGTACTAGTGCATTATTATTATTTCTATCAAAATAATATCCGTCTGGGGCTCTGAATTCTACTAATGCTCCTGCTGTGATGTATCTAAGCAACGTGTTTGTAAAAGATCCTACTTTATATGTAAATGCTAGTTCGTTATCTCCAATGTATCCTGTAGATTGATTAGTGTCGCTGGATTTAGAATACCATGCAACATTTAAGCTGAGAATAACTATCTTAAAAAATTTAGAATAATAAAAATCTCTTAACGAACGTCGATTTAACAAATCAGTGATTTGATTATAAATTATTCCTTCAATATCAGTTCTAGTTACATAATTAAATTTAAAACTTTCAGTAAATTCTTCTCTATACACTATACCATCATCTGCGAACAAATTAGTTTTACTATATTTTCCCGTAGGGTCAACTAAGTCAAAGTATCTACTGATTCCACTGGAGCTTCTGTTTACTGCTTTAACCTTGACTACTTCTTGATTTACGCTAAGAGGACTGATGTTATAATCCTCAGCAGTAATCATTCTATTTTGTGTATAATATACAGCTGGGGCTCTAGACTTAATATTATCGTTAGTTTCTGTTTCGCTAGAGTTGTTAACTGCTGATTGTAAATTTAAAGTAATAGTTAAAGTTTCCAATCTTCCTACGTTAGAAAAATATGGAATTTCTAAATTTACATTTCTAATATCTCTTGGATTAATTGTGTAGCTTAAAGCATTGCTAACACGATAATAAGCTCTAAAAGTTCCTAACGGTAAGGTACCAAATGTTCCGTCACTGAAAACTAAACTTACTCTGTCTCCTGCTCTAGTAATATCACCGTATATATTTCTTATAGATTTAGATAGACTATTATAAATTATGTTATTGCCTTCTAAACTTGGAACTTTTTTCCAATATTCCGATTCTAATCCATTCTGATCTAGACGATATAACCAAACGTCACTGTTATTAATGTTGACTGCATCTATATCCACCGTCTCATTAGTGCCTGGTTGATCAATTGTAAAAGTTCCTTGATTAAGAATACCTTGTCTAAAATGCAGAAAAAAACCAGTGTTAGGACTGGCATTACCTTTTCCATCATTTCTGTATATAAACGCTAATCTATTTCCTTGAGCAGGAGGCTCTTCATAAATTTCGTCAGCATCTCTAAAAGACGTAGATACAATTTCGAACACCATGTTTCTGCCATCGACTGCTTTGGTAAAGGTATAGACTGGAACATCTGAATTAGCAGATTGTAATCTATATTGCTCAGAAGGAATGCTATAAACTGTTTTTTTGTCTACAGGATTGCCAAACTGTGCTGAAAAAGGCAGCGCACCATTTAAAACTCTAATAAACTGATCGTACCAATCTGGGTTGGCTAAATCATTCCATACAATTACTTGCCCTGATAGATTGCGACCATTACTATCTAAAATGGTTTCGGTAGTAGATATTGTGGTGAATTTTAATAGGCCGCTGGCACAAATATTTCTTTTAGAATTATATCCTAATAGCCTTGCTAGACGTAGTACACTTTCTCTACGTTCAGCAAGTTCTAAAAAATTGTCTCTTGCGTTGAGATCGGTCCTAAAACTGATACTCTGACCTGTAAATGCTATTAGGTCTATAAGAGCTAAAAATTCGCTTGATTCAATATAATCGTTAAAATCTTCAGGATAATTTTCTCTAATATAGTTAATCATTACTCTGCGAAGATTTTCAAAATCGTAACTTTGAAAATCAGCATTCTGGAAAGTTTGGTAAATTCTTTTCCAATCTTCTGCTACTAAAAGTCTATTTTGTCTATCAGTTGCTGACATACATTTTTCCCATATAACTAATATTTATCGAAAGTTAAAATGTGCGTAGTTTATTAAAATAAATTATTATCTCTATCAAATCTTAATTGTAAAGCTTCGCTAATGTTATATGGCAAATATGTTAATACACATTCAATTTGAATTCCACTTTCGTACGAAGTTACTATTACATCTTCGGCAGCTACCCTAGGATCATAATTAACAATTGTTTCTACATTTCTTCTAATTAAATTTTTTAAATCATCAGTAAGAGGTTCGAATATAACGTCCCAAATAATTGTACCAAATTCAGGATTTTCCAATTTTTCCCCCTGTCTTATATTAAAATGATTTAAAATATCTTGCTTTATTAGAGCGAAATCATATAAAGAAAAGCTGTTAGCTTCTGAAGATACTGAACTAAACCCTTTATAAGTTCTAGTTCCTGGTATCTTTTGTTCTTGATTAAGTCCTTTAATAATAACTTTTTCGTAAAGTTTAGAGTTAGCAGTCATAATATAATTCCTTATTCTTGTGATTTAATTTTTTCAAACGTATCAATTACTGTAGAATACTTTTTCCAATATGTTGCTGGCTCTTGTAAATCCGTGGATTCACCTTCGTACCTTCCAGCTGAATCTCTATCAGTTTTTTCTGGTTTATATTTTACAGGATCTAAATTTTCATGTTGAGGATAAGGTTCGCTGGTAGGCAATCTACGCATAATAGTGCTTATCTTTATTCCTGTATCCTGCGGAAGAACATGAGTTTTTAATTGTTTTGGCAATCCTGCGGTGGCTGCGGTAGCTGCGGCTGGGCCGTTCATGTCAATACGGGTAGCTGTTTCTACAATGGTCTTGGCTCTAGTATGATTAGCTTCTCCTGATGTTTGATAGTTGTGGCCGGTAATGTTTAAATCAAAGTTTCCTTGAATTTTTTCTTTAACATTTCCTACTACTGTTTCGTCTACATTCTTCTTAATATGAATTTTTTGATTTTCATCTACTATTAACACTGAATCTTTATTCACGTGTGTGTGCATTTCTCCGGCTACTTTAGTGTTAAAATTGCGACCGGCTTGTAAATTGATATCACGATCTGCATAAAAATTCAAATCTTGTTTAGTTCTTACGCTAATACTATCTTCAGAAAATATGTCAATTTTTCCATCACTAGTTAATTCTATCCAAGCTGTTCCTCTAGCATTGCCTATATAAATTAAATCTTCTGAATTATGTAATAAAATTTGATGGCCTGTACGTGTTCGTATTCTAATTAATTCGTTATGAGGTCTAGTAACATCTCCGGTAGTTTCTTTGTTTTCAACAGATGCGTATTCAGGAGGCCCTTTAGAAGGATCTGTTTTCCGTAAAAATTTGTCATCTCCGTCGTCCATGACAAAAGTAGAGCCTCCTAACCTACTTACTGGAAAATTAGAAATTTTATGTTCAGCTTTACCTACTTTACCTCGTTTAGATGAAGATCTTTTATCGAGTGGCCCTGGAGTACTAATTCCCACAACATGACTAGGAGTTTCTCTTCTAGCAGAACTTGAAGTTATTCCTCGTATGTCATCTCTTAATAAGCCTTGTTCAGACAATACTGTAGCGAAAGGGTGTTCTGGTTTAGGAATTTTTGTAGGATCTTGAGTAGATATTCTTGCAACTTTATTATACTCAGCAACAGGCACACGCTCGGCTTGGCCAGAAACTTTAAACTTAGTAGCTGCTATACCAGGTATCATAAAGTTTGAATTTTCGTGTTGTACGCAACCTATCCAAAATCCGTTACTTGCGGAACCGCCGACAAAGATTACAAGAACAAGTGTTCCTGGTTCAGGAGGAACGAACCACATTCCATGACTTTTTTGAGTGTTATTAAAATCTTCAGGACTTTGTGTTACAAAATCTATATCAGTTATTCCGTAATAAGGATTAAGATACTTCACTGTTCTTGTTTGTCCTGCAACCGCAGGATCATTTCCTACTTCTCTTAATATTTGTACTTGAAGAGATCCCATGTAAGTAGGATCAACATTACTAATAACCTTAGCTATAAATGGTCCTGGATTGACCGGGTTACTGGTAATACTTGGTCTGAATTCTTCGCTACTATTTTCTTTAGTGTATGATGATGACGTCATTTAGATTACCTTTATGGATTTATTCTTCTGCCGAATGCAGCAGCATTTCTATCAAAGGGGTCAATAGCTGTTATTGGTCCAGGAGTTACTTCTGTTGTTCTAGCTACACCTTGATTAGATTGTCCAGGTACTTGAGCAACTGGAGATCTAGTATTATTATTATTTCCAGATGTAATTGCTGAAAGAATACTGGCATTAGTTTGTTTGTTAAACGATGCTGCATCTGTGGGTGTTTCAGGACTTAAAACAAATTCTGCTTCTGGTGCAGCGTCATTATCTTGTCCTTTTAATCTAAATCCGTTTAATGTTTGTTTAAATTTTCCTCTTGAAAACTCGTGCGAAACCTTTTGTAATAGATAAAGTCCACTAAATTGTAATACAGGTTTGGTATCTGATCCAAAGTTATAAAAGCCTGTTTCTAAGTTAACATCTATTGGGGTTCTAAAATTAATTGTAATAGCGACCTGACCGCTTTGATAATTTATTTGACCGTCACCTGTAAGATTTTGATAAGGGCTAGGTGCTGCATTATAATTCCCCATGCCGCTGTCTCCAAGATAGTAAGGATCTCCTAATATAGTCATGTCTAATTTTATCATGTCATTGCCATTGACTAACATATCTTGGAATACTTTTGCTGCTACAGTTTTTTCATCTTGTAACGATGGACCACCTTGATTCGAATTTTGAGTTTCTATTTTGTCATTTCTAACCACTGACGGAGTTTGTTGTGTAGTAGGCGAAACACCGGCTACATGTTTTGAAATTATGTTCTTTTTCTGTTCTTCTAAATCTGATTGATTAGCACCTGGACTAGCCGCTGAAGATAACTCAGCTTTAGCGGTATTTTTAGTTCCATCAGCAGCTAATGCAGTATAAAATCCTGCTCTAAAATCTATATTCCAATCTAAAATTTCAGTGTTTTTTCCTGTATAGATGTAGTTGTATTCTTTTAAACTTTCTTTTTTTAAATTCTTAAGACCAGGTTTTTTAGTGTTTGCTGGAATAATATAATGTGTATCTACTAAGTAAGGAACTACTCTAAAAACTGCCAGTTTTGATCCTTGACCAGTAGTTGCGTTTTCTTTAGATCGTAGAATGTATAATTGTGTTTCAACTTTCCACCAAGAAATTTGTCCTTGTGGTGTTTTATTACCTTCTGTTAAAGCGTTTCTAGCGTATTCGCTGGTCATAATAACTTGGTTAATCATATCAACAACTGTTGATCCTTGATTAAATTTAAAGTCACTATTCTTAACATCTATCGTTATATTTCCTCTTTGATAAATTCCGGTCTTTTCATCATAGACCACATTATCTTTTGGAAAAGAACTATCTCCTTTATAGAGCTCATTAAAGGCTAATAGCGACTGTCCTATTTTGTTAACTGCGGCAGTTCCATTAGTAGTGTCTTGAACAAGGTTATTATTATTACCTGTTCCCCTTACTATTCCTATAGATTTAAACACAGAAGAATCACCGCTATTGATTGTCGAGGATCTAGTTGCTGATTGATCGGCTTTTTCATCGGGCCCTGATGATTTTTGATTAAACATATCAGTTGGAAAAATAATTGCTATTTCATCCGCAGTTTCTGCTTGACCGTCTTTTACTCGTTGTTTAAAATAATTGTTTAAAACAACTTGTAAACTTTGTTCTCCTGTTTGTAATAAATTTTGTACTGTATAATTACCAGTGTCGCATTTAATTGTAATATCTGTTTTAGAAATGTTGTACTGAGCACTATATGCACCTTCATTCCAAGGATACGCATCAACAGTATATGAAGTTCCTTTTCCACTGACTTTCATCTGGATAGTTCTTATTTTAAGAGGAATATGTTTTTTAGTATCAGGAATAGTGACAAACATTTCTTGACGATCATTATCAAATACATGCCCTTTAAATTCTATTGTTAATAATACCGGAACATCTAAATAATTTTCATAACCAGCAGTTTTAGCGGCAGATTGAATTGATTGAAAAAACAATCCCATACTGTAAGGTTCGAAAATTTCAAAACTAATCTTATTTGCATTTGTATTGCCTGAAAGTTTATCAAATCCTATAACACTATCGATCCTAAGATTATCCATATAAAATTCATACTGACCGTATTGTGTTCCTATTAAATCCTTGTCTGGAGCACCGCTGGCTGTACGCAATAATAAAGGACCGTAATCTCCTCGTTTGTAACTTGATGTGTTAATTTGATCTCTAGATAAAACGCTTAAAGTAAACGCATAATTATAACTGGTGTATTGCGTTAACACATTAGGAAAAGGCGGCGTTTGTGTTTGATTATTATTAGATGTAGGAGTAGATGCAACATTCTGGCTTGGAGATCGTTGTGCTTGCGATTGAGCCGTATATCCACTACTTTGATTATTAACCGGTGTCGTAGACGATCCTGCAACTACAGAACTATTATTAATAATTGGATTAGGATTCTCTTGTATGCTTCTTGCTGCTCTTAGATTTTCTTCGAACACATTCATAAATTACAATCCTAAAATTTGTTTTAAGCTGTCGCCTTTTGGAATATAAATTTTTACTCCTGGTATAAAATCGTATATAGGATCAGTAAGTACATCCATATTTCTTTGAATAAACACCCACCATAACTTTGAATCCTTATATAAATCATAAGCTAACAAATCTGGGCGGTGTGTATATTGAGGTTCTATAGTGTAAAGAAAATCATCCGGCTCTGCACTAACTGGCCGAATACGAAGATTACTTAAGTAATCATTTTCTATAGGTGTGTCAGCCCATGGGCTAGATTTTTTATAAGTGGCCATATTATAGATATCCTACATTATTGTTCACATAACCGCCACTTATAAATGTGTTCAAATTAAATTTCCTCATACTCTGTCTGCTGTATATTGGAGTTAAGGTTATAGTAAAAGAACTTTTAACTGGAACATGGCTTGCGCCGCCAAATGTACCTAAGTTAGCTGGAGTTGGTACATTTGCTGGATTGTTGTTTCTAGCATTTCTCAACGATGATATCGCTGAACTAGCAATAGCTCCGACACCTAATACTTGTGCAAGTTGAGATGCACCTAATGCGCCAGCTAATCCAGCTAACTGAGCAGTTCTTTGTGCAAAGCTTTGTGTTAAAGGAACTGGATTAGCTAGAACATTTCCAGTAGGTGACGTTTGTGTGCTAGATTTACCTACTGTAGTTGCAATATAATTTGCATCAGCAGGTAATTCTACACTAAAGGTTTTAACAACTACTGGTATATTTTTAAACACATAGTCTCCGTATCCGTTGAATAACACTACCGGTGGAGGGTTTCCAGCGATTTCGCCTACATCGCCTGTATACATTTTTGTTATGCTTCTAAAATAATGTACAGCAGCTAACCAATATTGTGCTTGTACCGCATCTTCAACAAAAAAAGGTGCTGTAATTTGAATAGAATCTTGTTTGCTATTTTGATAACTTACTGATGTATAGTTTTGATGTGTCAACGCTTGTTCATCATACGATGCTGTACCTGAAATAGAAATTTGAGGAGTATAAGGAAATACCATTCCGCCAGCTGCAACCAATGGCTGTAACACTGGACTGCCGGAAAATGTTGGATCTGTTGGTAAACTTAATCTAACTCTCCAATCATTGGACGATTCAGATCCGGACCATTGTGCTCCAGCACTAGACGATGCAAACGACGTA